CGGACGTGAGGACAGAGCCGCTCTCGGCGGCACAAGCACAGGCGCGGACGAAAAGCTGGATCCCGGCCTTCGCCGGGATGACGGGACAATGGGAGAGCAATCATGGGTGCACAGAGGGGCCGCGATCTTTTGTTGAAGGTCGATGCCAGCGGGAGCGGCAGCTTTCAGACGGTGGCGGGGTTGCGGAGCAATGCCGTCAGTTTCAATGCGGGGGCGGTCGATGTGACGAACCAGGAATCCGCCGGGCAATGGCGCGAGCTGCTGGCGGGTGCGGGGCTGAAGTCGGCGTCGGTGAGAGGCTCCGGCATCTTCAAGGATGCGGCCTCCGACCAGACGATCCGGAGCTGCTTCTTTTCCGGGCTGATCCGCGAGTGGCAGGTGATCGTGCCGGATTTTGGCGTGATCGAAGGCTTGTTCCAGATCGTGAGCCTTGAATTCGCCGGGCGGCATGATGGCGAGGTGACTTTCGACCTCGCCCTCGAGTCCGCGGGCGAAGTCAGCTTCACCGCGATGTGAGGAGGCAGACAATGGTCAACAGTCATCGCGGCGAGATCGAGGCCGAACTCTCGGGCCAGCGCTATACGCTGTGCCTGACGCTGGGCGCACTTGCCGAAATCGAGCATGCCTATGGGGGCGAGGACCTGATCGCCATCGCCCAGCGCTTCGAGACGGGGAAGATCGGGGCGCGGGACGCGATCCGCGTCATTGGCGCGGGGCTGCGGGGCGCTGGCAATGCCGTGTCCGACGAGGAGGTGGCGCATATGCGGGTGGCTGGCGGGGCAGCCGGCTACCTCACCATCGTGGTGCGGTTGCTGAAGGCGACCTTCGCATGAGCGGGCCATTCCCCTGGGATGAGTTCATGCGGCTGGGGCTGGGCGTGCTGCGGCTTTGCCCGCGCGACTTCTGGGCCGCGACACCGCGCGAGATTGCGGCGGCCTTTCCGCCCGCGGCGCGGCAGGGTCTGGCGCGCGGCGTGCTCGAGACATTGATGCAACGCTTTCCGGATGAGACATGACTGAGAGCATGGACAGGCTGGGCCTCGAGACCGAGGCGCTGAAGACGCAGCTCGCCGACCTCGACCGCATGGCGGAGAGCCTCGGCCAGCGGCTGGTGACGGCCTTCGCGGGCGCGGCCTTGCAAGGGCGCAATCTGCAGGACGTGCTGCGGGGGCTTGCGCTCTCGCTCTCACGCATGGCGCTGAACCAGGCGCTGAAGCCCTTGGGAAGCCTGATCGGCAGCGTGACGCCGTTTGCCGATGGCGGCGTGGTGAATTCGCCCGTGCTGTTTCCGATGCGCGGGGGAACCGGGCTGATGGGCGAGGCGGGACCGGAGGCCATCATGCCGCTGGCGCGCGGAGCCGATGGCAAGCTGGGCGTGCGCGGCGGGCAAGGCGCGATGAATGTGACGGTGAACATCGCGGCGCAGGATGCCGAGTCCTTCCGGCGCTCGCAGTCGCAAGTGGCCGCACTCATCACGCGTGCGGCACTTCGCGGGCAGAGGAACCTCTGACATGAGTTTCGACGACGTGCGTTTCCCGACCGCCATTTCGCGCGGCAGCTCCGGAGGGCCGGAGCGGCGCACCGAGATCGTGGTGACGGGCTCAGGTGCGGAGGAGCGCAACAGCCGCTGGGCCGAGTCGCGCCGCCGCTATGATGCGGGCTTCGGCGTGCGCTCGCTCGACGACATTCACCAGGTGATCGCCTTCTTCGAGGAGCGGCGCGGCAGGCTGATGGGTTTCCGCTGGAAGGATCACCTCGACTGGAAGTCCTGCGCGCCGGGGGCACAGCCCTCAGCCCTGGACCAGGCCATCGGCACGGGTACGGGCACGCGGGCGAGCTTCCAGCTGGTGAAGCGCTACGGCACGGGGCAGCGCGCCTATGTGCGCACCATCACCAAGCCGGTGGCGGGCAGCGTGCGGGTGGCGGTGGCGGGAGTGGAGGTGACGGGTGTCAGCCTCGATCCCCTGACGGGCATCGTGACCTTTCCGGCGAACCGGATTCCGGCGGCGGGGGCTGCGGTGACGGCGGGCTTCGCGTTTGACGTTCCGGTGCGCTTCGATACGGACGAGCTGAGGATCAACCTGACGCAATTCACGGCAGGCGACATTCCGCAGATCCCGCTGGTGGAGATCCGCTGATGCGCCAGATCCCGCCGGCCCTCGCCCAGCACCTCGCCTCAGGGGCAACGACGCTTTGCCACTGCTGGCGGCTTGAACTGCGGAGCGGCGAGGTGATGGGTTTCACCGACCACGACCGCGCCCTGGCCTTTGGTGGCGTGACGTTTGAGGCGGAGACCGGCTTCACGGCGAGCGACATCGATTCCGCGCTGGGGCTCTCCGTCGACAATCTCGAGGCGTCCGGCGCCTTGTCTTCCGGCAGGCTGACGGAGGCGCGCATCCAGGCGGGCGATTTCGATGATGCGGCAATCGAGCTGTGGCGCGTCAACTGGCAGGACACCGGCCAGAGGGTGCTGCTGAAGCGCGGCTCACTCGGCGAGGTGACGCGCGGGCCCCATGGCTTCACGGCGGAACTGCGCGGGCTGGCGCACCGGCTGAACCAGCCGCGGGGGCGGATCTTCCAATATGGCTGTGATGCCGAACTGGGCGATGCGCGCTGCGGCGTGGACCTGACTGCCGCCAATTACCGGGCGGAGGCGCAGGTGATTGCCAGCACGCGCGGCCGGATGCTGCGGCTGCAGGGCATTGCCGGCTTCGACGACGGCTTCTTCGCGCGCGGGCAGTTGCGCTTTCAGGGTGGCGCCAATGCCGGGCGGGTGGGGCTGGTGAAGGTGCATCGCGGCGACATGATCGAGCTGTGGCAGCCGGTGCCGGGGCCGGTGCTGATGGGCGAGCGCGTGGCGGTGACGGCGGGCTGCGACAGGCAGTTCGCCACATGCGGCGCCAAGTTCATGAACGCCAGAAATTTCCGCGGCTTTCCGCACATGCCGGGCGACGACTTCGTGATGCGATATGCGATGCGGGAGGAAACATGATGATGCCGGAGCAGGACCGTTCTGCCGCGATCATCACCGCCGCGCGTGGCTGGATTGGAACACCCTACCGCCACCAGGCAAGCCTGAAGGGCGTGGGCGCCGACTGCCTGGGCCTGGTGCGCGGCGTGTGGCGCGAGGTGATGGGTGGCGAGCCCGAGCAGCCGCCCGCCTATGCCCCCGGCTGGGCCGAGGAGGGCGCAACGGAAGCGATGGCGCAAGCCGCGCGCCGCCACCTGATTGAAATTCCGCATACGGATTATATGGCGGGCGACGTGCTGCTGTTCCGCTGGCGCGCGCACCTGCCGGCGAAACATGCCGGGATTGCCAGTGGCGTGGCGAGCATGATCCATGCGCAGGAGGGCGAGGCTGTGACGGAGATCGCGCTCTCGCAATGGTGGTTGCGGCACCTGGCCTTCGCCTTCCGCTTTCCACAAGGGAGGCGCTGATGGCGACGGTGGTTCTGCAGGCCGCGGGCGCGGCCATCGGCACCATGCTGGGCGGGCCGGTGGGGGGCATCATCGGCAGGGCGCTTGGCGCGGCGGCCGGGGGCTTCATCGACCAGCAGCTGTTCGGCTCCTCACGCACGGTGAAGGGACCACGGCTGACCGACCTGCGCGTGATGGCCTCCTCCGAGGGAGCGCCGATCCCCAGGCTGTGGGGCAGCATGCGCGTTTCGGGGCAGGTGATCTGGGCCAGCGACTTCGAGGAGAAGCGGAAGACCGAGAGCGCGGGCGGCAAGGGCGGCTCACGCAACAAGGTCAAGACCTACAGCTATTTCGCCAACTTCGCGGTGGGGCTGTGCGAGGGCGAGATCGACCGCATTGGCCGGGTGTGGGCGGACGGCAAGCCGTTCGACCTGTCGGGTGTTACCGCGCGGCTCTATACCGGCAGCGAGACACAGGAGCCGGACAGCCTGATGACGGCGGCACTGGGCGGCGGGAATGTGCCGGCCTACCGCGGGCTTGCCTACATCGTGTTCGAGCGGTTGCCGCTTGCCGCTTTCGGCAACCGGCTGCCGCAGCTTTCCTTCGAGGTGATCCGCGCTGCGGGCGGTGCGGAGACCCAAGTGAGGGCGGTGAGCATCATCCCCGGGTCTACCGAGTTCGGCTACGACACCCGCGTGGTGACGCGCGAGGCGGAGGAGGGCGTTACCGTGCCCGAGAATGCCCATGCCGCCGCTGACGAGAGCGACTGGAGCGTCTCCCTGGGCCAGCTTACCGCGTCCTGCCGGAACCTGCGCTGGGCCTCGCTGGTGACGGCCTGGTTTGGCACCGACCTGCGCTGCGGATCCTGCGAGGTGAAGCCCGGCGTCGACAACCGCCTCAAGAGCACCGATCCCGAGACATGGCGGGTGAGCGGCACGGCGCGCGCCAATGCGCATCAGGTGAGCAGCAGCGGCGGAGGCCCCGCCTATGGCGGGACGCCCTCGGATGCCGCGGTGATCCGCGCCATCCGCGACCTGAAGGCGCGCCGCCTGAAGGTGATGTTCCACCCCTTCGTGCTGATGGACATTCCCGCAGGCAATGGCAGGCCCGACCCCTATGGCGGGGTGGAGCAGGCGGCCTACCCGTGGCGCGGGCGCATCACCTGCGCGGTGGCGCCAGGGCGGCCGGGGAGCCCCGACAAGACGGAGGCCGTGGCGGGCGAGGTGCAGGCGTTCCTCGGCGCGGCCAGCCCCTCGCATTTCTCCGGGCGGGGACTTGACGTGTCCTATTCGGGTCCGCCGGGCTGGGGCTACCGGCGCATGGTGCTGCATTATGCGCGGCTCTGCGCGCTGGCGGGCGGGGTTGACGCCTTCCTGATCGGCAGCGAGTTGCGCGGCCTTACCACGCTGCGGCGGGCGGGCAATGCGTTTCCCTTCGTGGCGGGGCTGGTGACGCTGGCCGCCGAGGTGAAGGCCATGCTGCCGGGCGCGCTCGTCTCCTATGGGGCGGACTGGACGGAATATGCCGGGCACCGGCCGCAGGACCAGACAGGCGACGTGTTCTTCCACCTTGACCCGCTGTGGTCTTCACCGGCGGTGGGTTTCA